CCACGGGTCAGTAGTATGGTCCCCCATAAACCCTATGGGGAGGCTCTTAATTTTCGTTGAGTAGGCATACTTCATTGTATACAGGGCTCAACTTAAATCGTTGCTGTATTAGGTCAGCTATATTATATAGGTCAAACACATTAAGCTTATCATTACCTACTATAGCATCATCAAAAGTAACATAATTTTTATTTAATAATAACTGTACTTCTTCAGGTCTAAGATTGATATCGACTGGATGATAAATCTTCCCGGATACGTAATCAATAGCTGCAGCAAATCCTAGCCTATTTGCCACTTTAGCTACTTTGGACATTATTTTAATATCTCTGGGATAAGCACTTTCAATCATCAATTTTCTTAAACTCTTAGGTGAATCAGTAGCCAGTTTGAAATCTTTCCAATATTTAATACGTTCTTGAGCAGATTTCTCACTTGCATATATTTGAGAAGATACTTTAATATCAGATAATTCTACATCATGCTTTTCTTTGATAGGATTGTTTGATCCAGTCCTAAGTATAGTAAATAACCTGTCTTTGTATGTTTTAATATCTTTCGGTGAAGTTAGGTTAATTAATTTTGTCTTGGCGTGCGTAATAATTGAGTCTATAGTTGGTTCAGTGACTATGCCAGTATTGCTATTTGTGATAATCTTATTCATGTAATCTTCAGAGCCATAAAATCTGAGTGGTTTACCATTGATATACGTCATGTTATCAACTGTTGTCTCCATTATTGCAGTCTGTTGAGAATAATAGCCTTCCCACTTAATATACGGACAAGATAGACCACCTAGATGTTGGGGAGCCGGTACTAAACTTAGATCATTAGTCATTATTGTTTTTTCCAAATATTCCTTCATTAATATCAGAGGATCGAACTCTTTATATTGACGCAATCTTCTTGCTATTTGAGCTATTAAATTTGTTACACTGTTAATTTCTGATGGTACGGTAGTAACCTCCGGTTTGTTAGGCTTTCTGTGAGTCAATGTTGGTAATATTCTCCATGGATAACCGCGTATACTATTTCCTTCGTATATCTTACGTAAGAATTCACTTCTTGTTTGTGAGGCATAATTTTTATGTGTATTTATCAATGCACCACTGGAATTTATAGCATATATGAAATTGAGAACATCTACAATTCTTTCAAACACTAACCAAACATCATCTCCACTACTCCTACTGTCAACTATCTTAATTTCTAGTCCCATTCTTCTCAAATTTGCGACGGCTAGGTTCTTCCACACTCTATTAATGACTGAATCCTCGGTAGCGGTATCTCTCTTCCCCGATTCAACTCCATTTTTGACTTCAATGGTAAAAACAAT